TTTCAGCCAATACACGAGCAATATTTGTATGATTATATGAATCAAATCCACGCTTAACAGACATGATATTGTCATCTCCATAAGTCAATAATGAAACTACCTCGGTGAATAAAGGAATCCTCCACCAACGTTCTTCTTTGGCAATCTTATAATACACATATCGCATATACAGACTGTTAACCAACGAATTCGTCACTACTGTCAAAGGGTGACCCGAAGGATTTGATCCAAAAAACTGTACTAATGTTCCAAAATAGTCATATGTTGGTGAACAAATCTCAGTAGCAATACCACGCATGATGATTATATCATCGGCGTCATAATTTCCACTAAGTTCTGCAAGATTGATCAATATTTTAAAACTAGCTAACATAAATCTGGGGGACATACGTCCATCAAATGATTTGTAATCACCAGCAACTACTCTATCAACTCCATGCTTATAAACATGTTTCATCATTTTAGTCCATTCCGGAGATTCAACATTTAAACCTACTGCGCATTCAAATACTTCTTTGTTTTGTTGCATTAATGCTGAAATGGTCAAGAAATACTTCCTCACTAACATGACGAAATGTATATTACTACCAGCAAAGACGCGAACTTTCTTCTTCCCAATTTTAGTTGGTTCATCCTTCAACGATGCTTTAAAGACAGTATTTATACGGTTGCCACTGAGCAAAACTTCTTCAAGTCTCTTAACTTCATCTAAAATTTCAGGAGCTATATCTCTTGGGCAAGAAATCCCTTCGACAATCCTGTCAGATTTGCTAACAAATTTTGTCTTAGGGCCACATAAAGGAAATCCACAAGCCGTAGAAAAATTCATGGCATTTATACCATCAATTCCATCCAAGCCTGCTAATACTACATCATCTTCTAACTTGCCAAGATTTTTCAGTTTATCCTTCAAATTTGACATTAAAGTCGTATTAAAATCAATAACAGCCTTGTCAATCAAAGCAGCATCAAACCTGTAAGCGGTGTGAGTCTTATTTTCAATATCTGCTTCCTTATGCATGACATCCCTCATCATATAAGGCTTATCATGCTTCCTTTCCAAACCCAGATGTTCTTGTACCTTTTCCGATATCGAAGAAAC